GGCCGTCGAAGGGGAACGTCTTGTATTTCTTGTTCAGTATGTCGGTCACTGAAAAACTTCGTTTCATTGTCTTTCTGTTCTGTTCTGTTTACTTCACGATGTCGGTCCGTTTGTTTGTCGGGGGGGGTAATCAAAGGTCGGCTTGTCGTTGTCTTGTTCAATTAGATATATTTCTACCTTTGCAGGAAGAAAAGAAATCATTAGTTGTTATGGAAACATTGTACTACATCAATTTTGTTATTGACCAGCACTCGGTCGATCCGGAAATCGTTCGCAAAGCTTTCGGAGGTCGTCTAAGGAGATTGAACCTGAAATACAGAAGTGAGCATTATCGCCCCGAATCCGGATGGTCAACCCCCGCATATGGAGTTCCGGAGGAACTGGACTTCTGTGTAGAAGTCCCAAAAGACCGGCTAAACGGAAGTAGGGCTCTTCATCGTTTGTTATGTAGTTCTGTAAAAGAGATTGAGATGGAGTATAAGGGGGTTGCAGACACAACCATAGAGAGGGTGTGTCGTCCAGCTCATTGACTATCTCGGGAACTCTCTTTTCTATCAGTGATCTCTCTGCGTTGAGCAAAACATCGAGCGAGGCACGTATGGCCACGTCTTCTATATCAGTAGGAATTCTTCTTGACATATTGTTCTACAGTTTTAGGGGTTACTACTTCTGTGTGCGCTTCATCACGTGGATAAACTTCTTCACGCGGCGGAAGTCGTTGGCGTGGTCGGCTGCGTCGGCCACCACCTTCACTATGCAGCGCTCCTCGGTCACGCCGTTGGCCATGCAGATGGCGGCCACGTCGTTCTTGTCGGCCGGGCTCAGGTCGAAATACTTGCGGCCTATGCGGCTGAAGAACTCCTTGTAGCCGGGCCGATAGTAGCGCAGGCCTATCTCTATGCGCTGCTTGATGGTGTCGGTCGAGAGGAACACCATGCCGCAGCGGTCTTCTACCTTGTTGTACATCGACACGAAGTAGTGGAACACGGTCTCGCTCAGCTTGTCGGCCTCGTCGAAGATGAGCAGCGGGGCGTCCATCTTGATGATCTCTATGATGATGAGGTCCCAGAGGTCGCGCAGCGTGATGCCGTCGGTGCGCAAGCCGATGGCACGGGCTATCTCGCGCACGAAATCGGTCCGCTGAAGGTCTTCCGAGCAGAGGATGTAGAACGCCTCGCGGTGGTGCTGCTGGTAGAAGCGGGCGGTGGTGCTCTTGCCGCTGCCTGCCTCGCCTGTCACCCAGGTGACGTTCTTGTAGGTCTGGGCGTCCTCGAGCACGCTGGTCATCTCGCGAAAGGCGTAGGTCTCGGCCACCTGCCACTCGTCGCCCACGGCGGGCATGCCGCCTATCTGAGAGGCTATCTTGCGCCACATCACTTCCGAGATGCGGTCGTCCTGGCCTCCGTTGAGTATCGTGCTGAGGGTTCCGGCCGAGGTACCCTTCAGCGATTTTGCTGCCATGTTCTGGCTCTGAAACTTCTCTACATACGCTTTCAGCTTCTCGCGTATGCTTTCTCTCTCTTTGTCTGTCATCATGATTGTATGTTTTTTTAAAAGTTGGTTTTTCTCAGTATATCTTTTTCAGTCAGGTCTCTATAGCTTACCTATCACCTGGCGTTCGTCGAACTCGCGGGGCTGCAGCAGCTCGTCCCAGGTGATGTTGCTCTGCTGCTTGGTGGCGCGTCCGGCGCTGGTCTCCACGGGGGCTATGCTGTAGAGCGCGGTGCGGCGGTCTATCTCGCGCTGCGTCTCGGCGGTCACTCCCTTCAGCTTCGGGGTGACCAGTCCGAGCTGCTCGGGCATCACTCCGTGTCGTCGTTCTATCTCCTTGGCCCTCACCATGCGCTCTATGCGGTCGCGCTGGTTGGCTGCCTCCTCCCGGCGGATGAACTCTGCCTCGCCCTCGGTCTGCTCCTGTATGGCTCGGTGGATGCGCAGGGGCGGCGTGGCTATGCGCACAAAGCGCAGGCTGCCGTCGGCATCCTCGGAGTAGAGGCGGATGGAGCCGAAGTCGTAGGGGTCGTACTTCACGCGGAAGCGGCTGCCTACGTTGCTGCGCAAGAACTCGTGGTCGGGCTGGCCGGGAGCCGTCTGCACCTCGTAGGTGTAGGTGCGGCCGCCTATGGTCACCTTCAGGCCGCTGGCTCCGTAGGTGACGGGCTTGTCGGTGGTCAGCCAGAAGATGCGCACCATGTCTTGTGCGGTCACGACCTCGGTGTCGGGGTTCACGCTCTCGTCGTACATCTGCTGGCGGCTGATGCCGGTGGCAGGGTGCGGCAGGGCGTTCCACTCGCGGCGCATCTCGGCGTAGCGTGCTTTCAGCTCGGCCAGGGTGGGCAGCTTGCTTTTGTTCTCGTCTATGAAGTCGAGGTTCGGGCGGCTGCTCTCTCTCTTGGCCGTGATGTTCTGGCCGGTGAAGGCCCAGTCCTTAGCCAGCACCTCGTGCTGGAAGCGGCAGAAGATGTTCTCTATGGTCTTGCTCTGACCGTTGTAGGGCTTCGTGGGTCGGTGCACGTGGCAGATGTTATCGAGGAAGCCGTCGCCCTGGCGGTTGAGCTTCTTGTGTCCGCCCTGGTTGTCGTGCACCAGCTCGTAGGGCTTGTGGCCCGCCACTTGCAGGGCCATGCGGTAGGCGCCATACTGTGCCTCGAAGTCCTCCGACGGGCTGATGTGGTAGCCCAGCAGCACCTCGCTGTAGGCGTCTACCACCTCGTAGACGTTGATGGTGCGCACCGAGCCGCGCTCGTCGCGGTAGTACAGGTTGAGCTTGGTGCCGTCGCCATACCACAGCGAGTCGCGGCGCGCGGGCAGGTCGGTGTGGTGGTGGCGGCTGTAGCGCTGCGATGCTTGCAGCTCTCCATACACGGCGTCGTACCACAGGGGCTCCACTGCCGGGCTCCTGAACCATGAGGTCAGGGTGTTGATGCTGCGCAGGGGCTTCCAGCCTCGCTGGGGCGCCACGGCGTTGTAGGCATCGAATATCTGTGCATCGTTCAGCACGGGGCGGCGGCAGCGCTTGGTGGCTATGAGCCACTCTTGTGCCTCGTCCGTCAGCTTGAGCGAATTCTGGTTGCCATACTTGCGACTGATAAGGCATGCGTAGCCTTCAGCGCGATATCTCTTCATCAGTGCCGCCAAGCGCGACACGCCGAGCGGAAGGGTGTGGCGGCAGTAGTCTTTCAGCTCCGTGGCAAGGCAGGCCATGGCCTCGCGACGGTCGGCACCGCGTCCGCACAGCTTTCCGGCTGTGGCGCGCATGGTGTTGTCGGCATCGCGCAGGGCGTTGAGCACCGAGGCGTTCAGCGTCAGCTCCTCCACGGCGTCGTCAGGCAGACTCACCATCCGGCCGTTCTTCTCGTAGCGGTAGCTACTGTAGAACTCGGCCGCGCTGCCGTCTCTCTTCACTCTCTGTCTGTTCATCTCTTCCTTCATTTTCTTTTCAGGGTCGCCATATAGCTCAACCCAACGTGCTTGATACTTGGTCGGCAGTGAGGAATATGTGATAAGAACCGGCTTGCCTGGTGCCGGCTTGCCGTGCCTCTCAACTTGCTTTCTCTGAAGAAGCTTGTTGAGTGCTGTCTTACCGATGACGGGGTTGTTGCCTCCGGTCAGCTCAGCATAGCCCACGCACAGCGTCTTTTTGTAGTATTCCATGTTTCTGCCTGTTTCGTTCGTTCTACTATTACATATATATACTGATGTGTGTCAGTCATCGGGCAGGCCGACGTGCCTGAGCAGCAGCCGCACCGAGAGCGCAAAGTTGGCAGCAAGAACGAGCGTCAGGCAGATGCTGCCTTCCACCGTGGCCAGCGCCACAAAAGAGACCGCCGCATAGCGGCAGATGTTCCGCTGGCGAGTGGTCAGGCCGCTCCACCAGCCACAGCCTTCAGCAGGACGCCCGTCCGCCGGCTGCACGTGTTTCGTTGTAGATTTCATTGTTATCAAAGGCTTTTTGTTGTTCTGTTCCTGCGATTTTTTCATTAAGCCCGAGGCTTCGCATAGTCTCGATCTTCTCGGCTGCCGAGCAGCCTATCAGCTCACCTCCCTCCAGAATGGCCAGCTTCTGGATGCGACGTGTCAGGTCTGTGCTCCGGCGGAAATTCACCGCCATCCATACTATCATACGTGAGCAGCCGAATGCTGCTCGAATCTTACGTCTCGTTGGGACGTCAATCACGATTTGTTTCTCCATGTATCCTTTCGGTTTGCTTTTTTGCTGTTTGTCTTGCTCCGCTTTCGTTTGTTTTTTGTATATTCGGGGCGTTGTTTACACTGTTTATGGGTGCAATATTACAGAGATTCTGAATTGTATCCAAATTTTTAGGGGAATATTTTTCAGAAATTATGAAAAAGGATATGATTAATGGCCGATTTATCACGACAGTACAGGCCATATTACATGAAAACACGGGGCTATCGAAGACACAGCTGGCCGAAACACTGGGCGTAAAGCCAGCTAAATTTTCAGAAATTCTGAATGGTCGAATGAAGGCAGGAGTGGATATGCT